ACAGAGCACAAGACGGTACTTCAGAACTAGATCACTACAATAATCAAGTCGTATCTCTTTATAAAGGTGGATACAATTTCACAGACAATTTTAGAATAACAACTGATGCTGGAAGTGGATTTATTAGATCATATAATAGAGAAACACAAACAGCTGTTATTGTATTTGATTATTCAATTATAAAATCATCTGCCAGAAATCTTCTGGTAGGAACTAACTTTTTTGATGCTAGTTCTCCAACAGCTAGATTTGTTTCTGTTGGTTCTGCTGATGAAATAGATTTCAAATTTGAATTTTCTGAAGATAATACAACATTTATAAAAAATCCAAATATTGACATCCAAGAGTTTTACAGATATGTTTTTGATACCTCACACTCGTCAATGTCAGGAGTCTCTTTAGATTTTAGTCCAAGTAAAAACTATAATGTTGTTACTGTCGAGAAACTACAATCTGGAATTTCTCCTGGATCATCTGGGTCATTTACTGATTTAAAATTTGGTTTTGGATCTCGTTTGGCAACAAATGGATATTCCACAAAAGTTGGTACTGATTTTACTAACTTCTATTACTTCGATAAAAACAATATCGTTTCTTCAGATGACAGATATCTAAAGATTATCACCGATCCTCTTCAGGGTAAGAAAAAGTTAACTTACGTAACTCCAAATAGATTTGTATATGATATTCCATTTGATCCTCTGTATGATGGTTCTGGATCTATCTCTTACAAAACAACAGGTGAATTTGCTGTAGGTAGTATTGATTCCTTTGCAATTACAAATTCTGGTTTAAATTACAAAAAAGTTCCCATTATTGATGGTGTTGATCCCAATAGTAATTTTAAAGCAAGAGCAACAGTATTATTTGATACTGTTACAAATACTATTAATGCTGTTGACATTACGGATAAAGGTTCAGACTATAACAATCCAAAAGTCGTCATAACAAATGGTGACGGATTAGGAGCAGAGTTTAATATAATCGCACAAGATGGTAAAATTTTATCAATTACTGTTAAAAATCCAGGTAAAGGATACACATATCAACCAGAGATAGAAATTGTAGAAACTTCAGTAGAAATTTATGCTGTTAGTAACTCTATTGGAGTTCCTCAAAGTATTAAAATTTCTCAAAATGGTGGTGCATATCATTTAGATAAAACTGTAGCATCAACATTTACTGGAAAGTATATTGTTTCTCTAAAGAATCCTCAAGGGAAGTTCTTGGAAGGAGAGATTGTAAAACAAACAATTAATGGTGTAGAAGTTAGTAGAGCAGAAGTTTCTGAGTGGAGACCTGGGTCCAATCTACTTAAGCTAGAAAAAATTGAAGGTACACTAAGACAAAATTTTGAAATCAAAGGTTCTGTATCTAAATCTACTGGAACAGTGGTTTCTATTTTTGTTACTGAACTAAATCCATCAATTGCTAGTTTTTATGACAATATTGGTTATTATATTTCAGATAGAGGAAAATTAGGTGTTTCTAATCAAAGAATTACTGATAGTTATTTTTATCAAGACTATTCTTACGTAATTAAGTCGAAGACTCCTATAGAGCAGTGGCGTGATTTAATCAAGTCCACAACTCACCCGGCAGGATTTAATCTGTTTGGTGAAGTTGCTATTGACGCAAAAGCATCAACTAAGATGCCAACTAAGTCTTCCAATGCAGGACACTTTACGCTCATTCAGTTGTGGGATCCAGAAAAAAATATTGTTACCGTCGAAAATACTAGAAGAACTATTACACAAACAGTTCAAAAAGTAGATCAGTATAATATTATAAAAGGATTAGGTTCAGCGTCTACTTCAGAATTTAATTTTAATGAAACTAGAGCGTTTGAAGTCAAACTATCAGCTAATTTTGATGGTTACTATGATTCTGACGGTAGACTACAGGGAACAAAAACGTTCCAAGTAAAAGATGATGAAGGAAATCTGTTTACTCCATATAGTCCAAGCAATTTAATTATTACTCTTGATGGTATTCTACAAGAACCTAATGTTGCATATACTGTGTCGGGGCAGACTATTACATTTACAAACCCACCTTTAGGTAATAACACAAAACAGACTGGAAATACTATTTCCGATGTAACAGAGTATAAGGGAGTTACATTTTATGGTAAGTATATCCAGTTTAAAGATAATCAATATGATGACAGATATATTAAAAAAACACAAAACATTTTCCAAAGAAATGGAAGATGGATTGATGCTGCAAATCAAATTGAAAGAAACAAACTATTCATTGTTGCCGAGTCTGTTGGATATGGTAAAAATAAGTATCCGTCATTAGATTGGAGTACAAAAACAGATGATTACGAAAGAGATCTTGGATTTATAGTCGATGCATATTCACATGATTTAAGATTTGGTGGAAATGTAAAAATTAATAATTATGTCAATATTATAAATGATGAAAACAAGTATGATTACTTTACAAAAAATAAAACAGAATCATTAGGTATTGTACGATATCTTACAAATTTAGTTAATCTTTCTGTTAGAAATTGGGATTTTGTAGAAGAAAACGTTTCTTATTTACAAGGATCATTTAAAGTTGATGTTTCCAACACAAACAATTTGGCAGTGGGAATGTATATTAGTTCTGGCACTGCTTTTGCACCTGACACTAAAATTGTATCAATTAATAGTTCCACTGAAATTACATTAAATAAAGCAGCTTTAGCGAACTCTGGCGGGGCAGGAGGAGCTTCTGTTGGCATTACGAACCTACAGGGAACTGCTCCAGCTGGAGGAACAACGTTGCCAACAGCAATCGGACGTGTTGTATCTGGAGGACAGTATGAAGTTGCTCCAGGATCTATTGTCGCTGTTCCTGTATCATTTTCAAGTTCTGATAGTGCTACTTTCTTCTTCAGTGGCATCAACAATGGAACTTTCTATGATGCATCTAATCTGATTGAAAAAAATAAGCAATACATCATGGAAGAAGTTTCTGGATGGTTTGCTGCCACATATCCATCGACAGTATGGACGGATCTGAATAAAGATATTAATGAATATATTGATGGTGTAGTTTATCATTCTCGTTTTGGTGGTAACGAATACGTAGTAGACTTAGCACAAAACTACTATAGAAATACTTTCTACCCATACCCAGAGACTCTAAAATATAATGTTGATGCTACAAAATATTCTGCTGGATATTCTTTCGTAAGAGATCTCATGGTTCTTGCTATGAGAAATAATCTAACAGTAGGAACGTATACAAATATTTCACCATATTTTGATAATACTATCGCAACTGATTCAACATTCCCAGCATGTATTCAAGTAGAATCTGCACTAGATTCTTTCTATTCTATCATGAATACTATTCTGACAGAAGGAAAAGGTTTAGTAGAAAGAACTTCCACAAATTCAAGTAAACCAGGAAACTGGACTGGATTGTTGCCCTATTCCAATTACACAATTATCCCAGATTCATTACTCCCATCATATGAATGTGCGGACGTAGTTTCTTCTGTTGATTCATTGTATACAACAATTACTAATATTTTAAATAATAGTATTGTTCCTATTACATATCCTGATTATGTAGATGGTGAAAATAAAATCTTTGAATTGTACTGGGAAGATGGAACAGATGTTATTACAGAAGAAGATGAAGATCTTTTCTTAACTATTAATGCTGTTCTACAAAAACCAAAATACAAAGAAGATTATCCTGCGGAAGATGCATACTATATCGATAGAACTGTAGTTCCAAATAGAATTGTTTTTGATGTAGCACCTATTTGGGATCAAGATCTTGGCGCTAAGAGTATTGGAGAACCAACTGCAGTTGAAAAAGTTGTTGGTATAGGTGTTGGAAACTACAAACGTCTTACTGTAGATAAAAGTTTAATTAGCGGATCTCGTGGTGGTCCATTCTTAATTCTGGATTTGGAGGATCTTACAGTTCAGAATATCGAAGACTCTGCATATCTGTATGTTTTCTTGGATGGAGTTTTACAGAGAGAAGGATATTCATATTCTGTTATTGGTCCAAATATTACATTTAAATCTCCAATTAAAAAGGAGATGAAAATTGACATCAGATATCTCTATGGAAGAGAAATCGGTCAAATCTTAAACATCTATGATTTTACACAAGACACATATTACGTAAAAAGTAGTGTAGAGCTACAAACAACATCAGGAGCCGCTACTTTAGTAGAAGGTTTATGGGCTGGAAAATATAATGGCAATACATTACATGCTTGGCAAATTAATTCAAATGGAACTAGAAACATTATTGGAGAGGTACTCGAAATTGTTGCTACTGGAAATGTTTTAAATTTAAATGTATACGGCATGAAGTGTGAGTTACTACAAGGAGAACCAGTAGTATTCTCAATTAAAGGTCAATATAGTGTCAATTACACAGTTCCACTTGCATCTACTGGATCTACTCTAACATATGATGTTGATGATAAGGGAAGATTACTACTTTCAGATAACTTAAATGATTGGAAAGGATCAATTATAAGAAAGTCATACAAAAATCCTTTTGTAAGTCTATCAGATAATGATTTTATTCGAGTTGAAGGTGAGTCAAGATTCAGAAAAATCAAAAAATTACCTCAAATTGTAGGGACAAGAGAAGAGAGATTACAAAAAGGATCTACAAACTCTGTATTTGGTACAGTAGAAGTAGAGACTTATAGTGGTGTTACTAGAGGAGAAGGATTATCTGTCGTTGCTGTTGTCGAAAATGGTTCTGTTGTAAGACTCGATTGGAATCAACGCAGCTATGATCCATTAACTCAACCAACTGCATATCAATATTATACACCCCCTGTATTAAATTTTGTCCCTCAAAATGGTAACGGTGGTGGAGCAAAAGCAGTTGTTCTTGTAAGCAAAGGTCAAGTTGTTAGTGTAGAATTAATCGATGGTGGTACTGGATACACTGAAGCACCATTAGTTCGAGTTTCTCGAAGATATGATTTAAAAAAGGAAAGAGGAATTGGTGTTTCTCTAATTAACCTTAAAATGAATCCATATGTAGACACTGCTGGCATGACAGCTATATCTACTATTGATATTTTGGGAAGTCAAGTTTCTGGAGTAAATTCGTTTACTTCTGTTTTCTTCGATAGTCCTGTTGATACAGATAGACAAATTAACGCTCAAATTCAATTAGTTGAAGAAACTGGAGAAGATCTAGATGCTGGATTGGTGGAACATCTTTCAACTGTTACCAGTGAAAGAGACACAGCACTAATTGATACAGAACATGAAATTACTGAAATTAATGTTTATATTGAGACTCCTTACATTGTTAATATTGATGCTCTGTCAACGCTAACTCTACAGAGTTCTAATAGAGAAATTACCAATTCTGTAAGTAACGTTATTAATAACACTGCGTTATCTAATGTCAACTACTATGAAATTGCAGCATATTTACAAGTAGATGCCGATCCAACAGATAGCATCATTTATATTGCAGACACCAGTAAATTCAAATCAACTGGTTATCTATTAGTTGGAAAAGAGGTTGTCAGATACTTCCTTAAGTTTGGTGATAGATTCCTTAAAGTTAAGAGAGGAGTAAACAATACCACAGCTCAGTTCTGGTCTGCAGGAACATATATTAGACAGATCCCAGATCCAGTATCTATTGCATACGGTGGTGTTTCCACAATCGAGTCTCAGAGTAGTCTTGTTTCTGTTAAAGGTGGTGCTGAAGTAGGTCTCACAGAAAGAGAAACTGAAAGATTGATTATTACTCCAGACGTAAGTCCTAAGACTTCCACCAGAGTTATTACAACTGCAGTTCAACCACAACTAAACGTTCAATCAATTAGTCAGATTTCTTCAAAAGTTGTATATAGACTAGAACCTCCTGCAGGAAGTATTCTTTCATTCAACACTACACGAAAAGAGACATCAGTTCGATCTGTAGTACAAACAGTACATAGTGAATTTGTAATTAAAAAAGAATCCACCGAATTTTTAATCTTTACTCCACCTGGAGGTGTTGTTGATGGTTACGAAGAGAGTGCATTTATTGATGATCCAATTAAAACTAGATTGAATGGAATGGTAGATCTTTTGGATGATTATGGCGTAGTTCAACGTAACGGAAATACTATATTTGTTAAAAATTCCATTTTCAGTACATTTAATCAATATGTTGGAAACTATAAGAAAACTAATGTTGGTTATGTATTAAAACATTTTGATGGATTGTTTGATGATGGTACTGCAAATGTATCTGGTTATACACTTGCTGATGTTGAGTTCTATTTCCCTTCATTATCCATCAGAGATTTTATCGAAAGAGGAGAGTCTCAATACACACTAGGAGGAGAAAAATTCAATATACTACCACCATCTATTCAAAACCCAGTTGCTATTAGTTCTTCTGTGGGAACTATTGGCGGAGCAATTATTGTACAAGATACAACATCATTCCCAAGTTCCGGATTCCTATTTACCTCATCTGGATCTGTCATTGAATACACAAGTAAAACCACAAATAGTTTTGAAGGTTGCACTTTAACTAGAGGTCCAAACTCTATTGTTAGCGGAGATGAGTTGATTCCGTTTTCAAATTAATAAATAACGGTATAAATATAAATAACACAGGCACAAACACTACGTCGGAACAAACTAATGGCTGCTATTATATCTGATAAGTTTAGAATTTTTAATGCGAAGCAATTCCTGGAATCGCTATCGGAAACTCCTAGTACGAACATGTACTTTTTCGTTGGTCGTCCACAACCATGGAAGGCGTACTTAGAAGTATATTCAAAGTCTTCAACTAATTTTACTGTCGGAAATGAAGTGTTTGTTGGAACATATGGTTCCACTGCTTTCCGTGCTACTGTTTCTGCTGTTTATGATGGTGCCCTTCTTCTGACCGACGTTTTTGGTAGTAACGGTATTAATTCTGTTCCACCAACTGGCAGCACTTTATTAGAAACTGCAGATGGCGGTTCTAATACAACATTAGCTACAGCAACTACTGGTGTTTATCGCTACGGTACTGAGGACATTCCACCTCTTCCTCTCGACAACCAAAGAGAGAAAATGTCTCTATATGATGAAATTATCGCTGCCAAACGTATTACAACCGATCTAGCAAGAACGGTTATTCGTCGTTACAACTGGGACGTTGTTGCGAACCCATTCTTTGATATGTGGAAACCTGATTACTCTGCTACTCCAGCAGGTGGAGGTCAAGTTGGTAAGCAAACTGCAACTAATGTTTCTGCAATTGCAGATGCTAAGTTCTATGTAATGAATACAAACTATGAAGTATTCAAATGTCTATACAACGGTCAGTCTCCTGCAAATCCAAATGGCGTAAATGCATCTGAAGAACCATCTACTTCTGGTGGTAACTATAATTCATCTACAGGCATCTACACAGAGACCACCGGAGGTCTTTATATTTGGAAGTACGTATATACTATTCCAACTGATGATGTTCTTAAATTCTTGTCTTCGGACTTTATGCCTATTGTATTGGCATCAGAATCTACTCGTCAAGCAGTAGAAGCTCTTGTAGTTGATGGATCACTTGATGTTGCTGTTATTGAAGATGCAGGATCAAACTTTACAGACGGAACTGTTTATACTAGTGTTAAAGGTGACGGAACTGGTGGTGTTGTAGAACTAACAATTAGTGGCGGTGCAATTACTGCTGCTAGCGTCTGGTCTCGTGGATCAGGTTATAGTTATGCTAATGTCCTCCTAGGAAATGGCAACCTCTTCTCTGATAGTGCATTAACATCTGCAGTTGCAACTCCCGCTAATGCCACTGGTGCTATTGAAATAGTTCTTCCCCCACAAGGCGGTCACGGTTCCGATATGGAGCTAGAACTCAATGGTAAGCGTGTAATGACTAACATTCGCCTTACATATGCAGAAGGTTCTGGTGACTTCCCTGTCGATAATGACTTCCGTCGCATTGGTATTATTAAAGATCCTCTTCTAACTGCTACAAATGCTGCTGCAACAGAATCTACTTATTCTGGTCTAAAAGCAATTAAAGTTAATCTCAATGGTGGATCTGGAGATTATGTTCCAGACGAAAGAATCACTCAGACTGTAACTGGTGGTACTGCATATGGAACCGTAGTTTCTTGGGTTCTTGATAGTGGTTCGACTACTTCGGGTGTTCTTAAGTATATTCAAACTAATGACGCACATACCGATCAAGGTATTGTAAGAGATTTTGAGAGCAATGGTTCTAACGCAGTTTCAGGAGGTCAGTCTTCTGCTGCTGGTGTAGTTGACACTGCTTACAATACTGGCGGTGCAGTTCTTCCATTACTAGGTCATACGTTTACTTCTGGTCTCTCTCCCTCAGAGATTAAGAACAATTCTGGTGATGTAATCTATGTAGAGAACCGTCGTCTAATTACTCGTGCTCCCGACCAGATTGAAGATATCAAACTAGTCATCGAATTCTGATTTCAATTTACAAGATTAATCCCTCCAGCAATGGGGGGATTTTTTTTATGTCTACTAAATAATATGAGGAAGACCATAGTATTATTGGCGGAGTACGATGCCACAGCAGACTAACTTAAACGTTTCTCCTTATTACGAGGACTTTGACGCAAGCAAGAATTTTTATAAGATTCTCTTCCGTCCTGGGTATTCCATTCAGGGAAGAGAACTAACACAACTCCAATCGATTCTTCAAAGTCAAGTTGAATCGTTTGGTAAGTTTGCCTTTAAACAGGGAGATTTAGTAATTCCTGGAGAAGTAGGTCTTAATACAAAATTAGACTATGTAAAGCTATCTTCTGTATCAGAAGTTGCTGTTAATGAAGACAATAATATCGTATATAAAAAATATGATATTACTCAATTAGTAGGTCAAACATTACGAGGTCTTTCTTCTGGTGTTGACGCTATAGTTTTGTCCACAAAGTTGTCTACAGAATCTTCTGCTGATACTGTATTTGTCAATTATATTAACAGTGGTAACTCCAGCACAGAACTCTCATTCAGACAGGGAGAAACATTAGAAGTAGTTGATGGTGTTAATACACCATTATTGGTTGTAGGAACTGACGGAAGTGTTCTACCAACTAGCATCAATGTAACTAATCCTGATACTGGGGAAGTAACTTCACTAGAAAGTCCCGCAATGGGATATGGTTCTGCTATTAAAGTAGAAGAAGGAATTTACTTCATAAATGGATTTTTTGTTCGCAACAAAGAAGAACTTTTAGTAATTGAAGAGTATTACGATAAGCCAACTGCTAAAGTTGGATTTACAATTACAGAAAAAATTGTAACACCCGAAGAAGATTCTTCTTTATATGATAATGCAATTGGATCATCTAACTATACTGCTCCTGGTGCAAATAGACTTAAAATTGAATTAAACTTAAAAGAATTTGAAATTGATGCAATTGCAGATAAAAATTTCATACAACTTATTACTGTTGTAAAAGGAGCAGTACAAAGAAGAGTAAAACCAACAGATTATAATTTACTAGAGCAAACTCTAGCAAGAAGAACTTTTGATGAGAGTGGAGATTATGTAGTTGACAACTTCTCTGTTGATGTTAGAGAATACGCACAGAGAGATGGTAATAGAGGACTCTATGCAATTTCAGATGATGGATCATTTAACGGATTGAATGCTGGCGATGCATATCGCAAAATGATTGCTAGTGTAGGTCCTGGTAAAGCGTACATTAAAGGATATGAGATTGTCAATAAAGAAACTAAGTACTTAGAAATTAATAAAGCTAGAGAAAATCTTGCAAGTGATAATGTAACTTTAAAGAGTAGAGGACTACCATCACTGAATATTACTAATGTGTATGGCAGTGTTCCTTTAAACAAGGAAGGATCTGATTTAACAGCATACCCAGAAGTATTTGTATATTCTACTTTTAATGATGGTTCTATCGGTTTAAACAATACTGAAGATAGCACTAGCTTAAAACAGACAGTTAGTAGAAGAGGATTAATATTTGATTCTAATATTGGTATTAAAACTTTAACAATCGAAATTTCTAGTACCACAAATACTTTATCTACTATTACCGATAGTACGTTCCAAACTACATTTAAAGATTTACATTTTATTAGAACCAGAGACGCCCAAGGAGCAGTTGTATCTACAAGTAGTGTACAAACATTATCATACTCAATAATTAATCGTCCAGAAATTAATAGTTCATCAGGAGTTCAGTTTTTTGAAGTAACAGTATTTGGTGACAAAAGTGAAGTAGAACTTCTCCTAACTGACTATGATGCAGGGGACAGTAGTTACAGAAGACAACTATATCTTTCTGTATCTGATCTATCTAATGATGTCAAATTTGGAACTATTGTTGATTACGGAGAAACATTTACTCCTGTTATTGGTAAAGTAAAACCAAATAACTTTTATCTAGAATCTAGAGGTGCTGGATTTGATGATGATTCGGATATTGTTATTTCAAAAGGACGTTTGCCTCAAGGAACTAGTTCCTATAATACTATTTTTGGATTGTCATATTTTGATCCACAATTTTTTACAAAACTTCTTCTAAATTCAACTCCACCAGATGGATCTTTTAGTGAAGGCAAATACGTTTATGGTCTGGATAGTGGCGCATATGGGGTTGTGGAAGGTGAATCTAATGGTACATATTCTACATCCAACATTTTGTTTGTCAAGACTATTTCAGGTAAATTTATAAGTGGAGAAACACTCAGAGACGAAGATCGTAATTCTGTAAAAATTGCAAAAGATAATACTATCTCCCATTTTATTGTAAGAAATAGGGGAATTGGTTATAGTCAAAGTTCAAAACTTTTAATTAATGGTGTTGAATACGACGGATCAAAAATTAACTTAGAATTTACTGCTATAGGAAATGTACTAAGAGCAGGAATCAACGACAGATCTGCTGTTTCTATTGAATATAGTCAACCACCTGCTGTATCTGTTATACAACCAGCTGGTTCTGGATCCCCATCAGAAATTGCAAATGTTGTACCAATTCTATTTAAAAATAGTGTAACTACATACACTCCACAAAATATTAAGTCTGTTGGTTGTAGGTATGGATCTGGAAATGCAAACACATTTTCTGCAGATATAGTTATTGATAGTCAACAATATTCCGAAATTAAATCTGTAACAGATTTTACGTTTTTTGGAACAAAGGGAACTCTTTTCTTAGAATCCACAAGTTTCAGTGCAGATGCAAGTGAATTCTTAATTCAAGGAGATATTATTCAATTTTCCGATGAAGATAATAACGTAGTTCGCACAATCGTACAAAAATCTACAAAACAAGAAGGTTCGGTAAAAACTAGAATTTATCTAGATTCTGCTCTACCAGGAAATGTTTCTAACACTAGTGTTGTTCGTCTTCGTCCTAAAACAGTAAACCCAAATTCTGGAACATTACTTTACCCAACTGGTAGCAGGCAAGTTAAAAAAATCTCTGCTGGAGGCGATGAAACAAAAATTAAATATTATTTCAGAAGAGATTTTGTTACTACAGCTTCTTCTGGTGGTGGCAAGATTACTTTTGCGGCACAACTTCCATTTGGTACACAAAGATTTACAGCATTTTCAGAAAGAAACTATATTATTACTGTATTAAATCCGGGTGATGCGCCAGATATTGAAACGGGTGATATCATTTATGTTGATCCAGATAATGTAAACATTAGTTCTGCTACTGATACTGCAAGTGGTCTAACTTCAGGTAGTATTAGTTTAGATCTTCCATCAACTTATTTTGGAAACATTCCATCAAATGGAACTTTCCCTAAGTTAAAATTGACTTCTACTCTTGAAGTAACAAATGCTAAACCAAGACTCAAAACTTCTGTAGAAAATAAGAGAATTGTAGTTTCTTCTTCTGGGGATAGAGTTATTCCATTCAGAGGAACTGATTATGATAGTGAAGTTGTTGAAAGTTTATCTTATTCTGATGCTTATAGATTGAGATATGTTTATGAAGGAACTATCTCAAAAGCACCTGATGTAGATACTGCCGGTAATTTGATCACAGGTAAAGACGTTACTGAAAGATTTACTTTTGATGACGGACAGAGAGATACGTTATATGACGTATCTAGAATTGTTTTAAAACCAGGATTTGAAAATACTTCGGGGCAATTAGTAATCGCATTTGATTATTTCGAGCATTCTCAAGGAGATTTTTGTACCATTGATAGTTACCTCCATGAAGCAGGTGTTGTTGAAGATCTAATTCCAGATTTTAATTCTAACGTTCATGGAATTATTGAGTTAAAAAATGTTATTGATTTTAGACCAAAAGTAGATAGCAATACTATTATTCCTGGATATCAAGATACTTCTTCCCTATCAGAGGCAACTAGTCAGTTTGCTGGTCCTGGATCAGTAATTACAAGTTCTCCTGCTCCGGATTCAAATCTGGAATTCACTATCTCATTTAGTCAGGTTCAATATCTCAGTAGAATTGATGGCATCTTCTTAAATAAGACTGGAGAATTTATTATCAAGGAAGGTAATTCATCTCTCAATCCAACAAAACCAGATCCTGTAGATGATGCAATTGCGCTTTTCTATGCTTATGTACCTGCATACACACAAAGCAGCAAAGATGTAAGAATTACGCCCGTAGATAATCGCCGTTATACAATGCGCGATATCGGTAAACTAGAAAAACGTATTCAACGCCTTGAGTATTATACCACTCTTAGTATTCTAGAGCAACAAGCTCTCAATATGCAGGTTAAAGATTCTATCGGATTAGACAGATTTAAAAGTGGTTTCTTAGTAGATAATTTTGAGGAGCATAGAGTTGGTAATCTAAAATCTATTGATTACGTTTGCTCTATCGATAGTCAACAATCTGTATTGAGACCACAATCAAATGAAGATTCATTTGCTTTGATGGAAGTTAATACTAGAGAAGATCAAAGGTCTGTTGCTGGATATCAAAAATCTGGAAATATTATTACTTTACCTTATTCTGAGTTAAATTTAATTTCAAATTCTTCTGCTTCTAAGACTTTAAATCCAAATCCTTTTGTTGTTATTCAATATGTTGGAGACGGTGAGATTTCTCCATCTATCGATCAGTGGTATGACAAAAGTGTAGAACCTCTTATTGTTGACACTAATACAAGTTTATATTCTATTTTCTTAGCAAAGGAAAACACCAAAGAAAGTTATTCGAGTTTACACAATTCATTCTTAATTAACTGGGTTGGAACATCACCATCGTTTGTTGCTATCAACTCCTTAGGAGAATCTTCTACAAAAAATGCAGTTTCATCTGTTGGATCAGCATCTGTGGGAAGTTCCTCAAACATTAGTCCTCAAAATAATGAAATTGGAAAAGGTATTGTAAGCAACAATATTGGTGAAAGATTAGTTTCTTCTTCTATACAATTTTATGCTAGAAGCATTCCTGTAAAATTTGTTATCAAAAGACTAAAACCAAATACAACTGTTAACGTCTTCATGGAAGGCAGAAATATTAACAGGTGGGTAAATCCAGATTTAAGATTTACTGGAATGGCAGGTAACTCACTATCCACATTTGGTGGGGTTGTGGTAACTGATGAAAGCGGATCTGCTAGTGGTATTATTTTAGTGCCAGCAGGGGCACCCCCAACAGAAAACACTACTTGGACTGGGGATATCAATACCGTAAGCTATGATGCATCAGGAGAAGAAATTAGAATTGCTACTGGTGTAAAAACTATTAGATTTACTTCTAGTGCTACTGATGAAAGTAAAGAAAAAGTTGCTTCTTATGCAGAAGTAAAATATTATGCTACCGGTATTTTACCACAAAATCCATCTAGTATTGTTTCAACAAAACCATCTTACTTCAAATCCAACGAAGGAGTTCAATCTGTTAATAGCAATACAGACAATCCATTAAAACCAAATCCTGTAGCTCAGATTATCAAGATTGAAAATTATGACGGTGGAGTGTTTGTCACTGGTTTAGATCTATTCTTTAGTAAAAAGAGTGATACTATTCCACTGAGAGTTTATTTGACTAATATCGATTCAGACAAACCAGCAAAAAATATTCTTCCCGGAACAGAAAAAACTCTTTCACCGAATACTTACCTAAGATGTTATACAAATGGTAATGTTTCTGTAACTAAAGGAGAATTTATAACGGGAGTGTCAACTGCTGCCTCTGGTCCTATTTCCAAAATCATTGATAAGAACGGTGTAGAGTTAACACCATCTACTACTGGAATCTTTGCATTAACAAACGATCAAGTATATACAATTGTGCTTGACAATCATAATGGTAAATCTTTTAGACCCAATGAAGATTTATCTATTCCTTCAGTTACTAATGCAAATGCAACTGGTGGAACAGATTTAAAATTAACGATTGCTAAAGATAGTGGAAAGATTTCAGATATCAAAATTGTCAATACAGGTCAAAATTACGACAGTGCAATTTTGACAATTGAAAGCCCACAACTTCCTGGAGGATCATCTGCTACTGCTCGTGTGGAAGTTTCTGATGGTAAAATTTACAATGCAGAAATTTCTTTAAGTGGT